TTTGGAACCGCCTGATCTGGGACAACCTCGCCGAGAACCTGTCGCCTGGCGTGACGCAGCGGAACATGAGCCGGTCGCGCAGCCAATACCACAACGATTACTTCTGGTCGCCGGGCACGGGCGAGCCGCAGCGCGCGCCGGATCTTGCGGCCGCGATGGGGTAGCGTCAGCCGGCTCGGCAGATTTCTTTGAGCAGTCCCGCGCCGATGGACCCTGGAACGACCTCAGAGAGGTCTTTCTCGGGATCCGGATATTTCTTCGATTCGACGGGAGTGCCGTCACCATCGGCTTTGTCGTACGTCACCGACTGCACGATTGCGGCTTGCCGGGTTCGGCAGTTGAAGACGTATTGCGAGATTGCGGACCGATATACGTGAGCTTCGTTTCCCGAGCGGTAGTGTTGCGGAGTATCAAATGACGCTTTAACCCACGCCTTCGTCAGCTTGCCCGTGCGATCGATGGTGGCTTGGTCGATCGAGAACACGGCGCCCTTCGCCCACACGCCGTCAATGGTTCGCCAATCAGCGGCACCCGCCGAATTTGCAACCAACAGTGCTGCCACAGCACAGGCAATGGTCTTCATTGTGTCCCCCCGTTTCATGTTCTCGGCGATCCTAGCATAGACGGAAAGACGCACGATTCTGCGGGGCTTGGGCGGCAGCATGGCGCAGTCTACAAAAGGGCTGCGTCATGACCGTTACCACCGACGTGCAGTCGATCGTCTACGATACGGACGGCTCGACGGCGGATTTCCCGATTCCGTTCTACTTCCTTCGTGCCGCCGACATTACGGCGGAACTCGTCGATGCAGTGGACAACCTTACGGACCTGGTGCTCGGGACGGATTTTACGGTCACGGGAGCGGGGCAGCCGAGCGGCGGCGTTCTGAGCGCTACGGCTGCTTTTGCGCGCGGCTACAAGCTGCACATCTATCGCGTCGTGCCTGTCACGCAGGAAAGCCAGTATCAGCAGAACGACCCGTTTCCAGCGAAGACGACCGAGAAGGCGCTCGACAAGCTGACAATGCTGGTGCAGCAGCAGAAGCAAACCACCGACCGTGCGCTCGTCGTGCCGCGATCGGATCTCAATCCGCAGACGACGTTGCCCTCGGCCCGCCTGCGCGCTAACAAAGCACTCGGCTTCGACGCAGCGGGAAATCCCTTTGCCATCGATCTAACGATCAGCTCGCTGATCGCGCCGGTCGTCAACAGCATCGACATGCTGCGGCTCGTGTCGAAGTTCATCGCCCGTGACGCTTTCGTCACGAGCTACCACGGCGGCAACTACAAAGGGGGCGGCGCCTATCGTGTCGACCTGCTCGACAATTCGAGCGACGACAACGGCTGCACGATCATCGTCGCGGCTGATGGGGGACGATGGAAGCTGCAGCTCACCGGACCGGTTACGCTCGATCATTGCGGGACATACGGTGACGGTGTAACGAACGACACCGCGGCGGTGAAGCGGTGGGTTGCTTACGGCGAGTCCGGCGGTATGTGCGCGGGCTCGGTCGGCGTGTTCCGCGTCACTGAACAGATTGTCGTCGACTGGGGGAGGGTTCCCGAGCGTGGTGGTAGCTTCCTCGGGTGCGGCCTCAACAGTACGCTATTTGATCTGTCAGAGGTGAGCACCGCACCGGCATGGCTGATGAAGTGTTCAGCGCCGGGCGGGAAGGCGTTCTATGGGAAATTCAAAGATTTCGGCTTTAAAGGCAATTGCGCGGGCCCCGTGTTTCAGGTCGGACTCGATGACCAGTCGGACCAATTTAACGAATTCAAGATCGACGTTCAGGTCAACAATTCGCACACAGGCCCCGATGCTGTCGCAATCAAGCTGAACTCGCTTTACAACCCGAAGATGTTCATTGTTGGGAACTGCAACGGGCACGGCACGTCGGCCGTTATGACTCAGGTCCAGTTCGGCGACATTTTCGGCAGCCTCGGGAATTCCGATACGGCGCTGCGCCTGACCGGTGGCTATATCTACGGCAACGTGTTCCACGCGATGGATCTCGAAGTCGTCAACACCTGCCTGATGATCGACGGCGACAAGGTCGTCAACAACAAGTTCGAGGGTGGTCAGTTCGTTTGGGACAACGGTTCCGGTCCTCCGGTCGCGATGATCAACGCAACCGCAGGAAACGGGAACGTCCTCGAATGCCCCAATATCGCCAGCCCTGGCAACATCACTGCCCCCGGTGGGGACGTCGGCATCACGATCGACAACACGGGCATCGGTGGGAAACGCATGGGGTACCTGGTCGTCTCGCCGGCGCAGGGCGATGGGTTCGTGACGATCAATGCGGATGCCGCGCATTCTGCCGGTGTGGCGTTCCAGATGAACGGCAAAGATCGGTGGCGCTGGGCGCGCGATTCGAGCGGAAACCTCTTGCTCAACCGCCACGATGCGACCGGAGCTTTTGTCGACACGCCGTGGTACGCCGAACCTAGCGCCGGCCACATCCGAATTCAGCACGCTTTCATTCCAGCTATCGGTCTTTTTGGGCATGCGGTCACCGACGTGCAGCCGGTTATTACCGGTTCGCGCGCTAATACCGCGTCGATGATTTCGCAGATCCTGAACGCGCTCGCGTCCTTTGGCGCAATCAACGATCAAACCACTCCATGAGCAAACGGGAAATGTCGAATGGCTGAACCGACAACCAGTATTGCGGCAGCCGCCGGCGCGCTGCTCGCGAAGATCGTGCCGGGCGCAATCGGCTCGCTGATCGCGTTGCGCTTCATCGGTGACGGACTGACCGGCCGACAGAAAGCCGTGTCATTTGTGGCCGGTGCGGCATTCTCGTATTTTGTCGGGCCACTGATCGTCGTGTGGTGTGGCATCGCAGATAGCGGCGCACAGCAGGCAATCGGTTTTCTGATCGGCCTGTTCGGGCTGGCGATCACGAAAGAGCTGTTCAAAGAAATCAACAACGCAGATTTCATCGGGGCCCTTAAACGACGCTTCCTTGGGGGGCAATGATGGTCACGATTTTCGTTTTCGCAAACCTCGTCGTGCTCGCGTTCTGCGTGTGGATCGCCGTTACGGATGCAATCGCGACGGGTTGGTGGGGCACCGTCGGTTTCTCGGTCATCGGCATTGCGTCCGCCGTCAATGTCCTGAAGCCGATCCGCATGCTGCCCGCGATCGACCTTCCCGAGACATTGATGATGGTCGGCATGGCAATCGTGTGCCTGTGGGTGATGGGGCGCAAGGCTTATTGGTGGACGAAGGAGCACAAGCACAATGGCGCGCATTGACGTAACCGCGGCGGGCGGCAAGAACCGCGTCGCCTTCCTCGACATGATCGCCGCGAGCGAGATTACGCCCGCGCTACTCGCGAAGTCGGACGACGGATACAACGTGCTCGTCGGCGCGACGCCGGCGCGGCCGCTGCTGTTCACCAGCTACGCGGCGCACCCGAACGTGCTCAATCGGCAGATCCCAGTTCCGTCGACGGCGGCCGGGCGCTACCAGATCCTGAATCGCTGGTGGCGCATCTACCAGGCACAGATGAAGCTGCCGGATTTCGGGCCCGTGTCGCAAGATCGCTATGCGCTGCAGCAGTTGCGCGAGCACGGCGCACTGCCACTGATCGACGTTGGCCGATTCCGCGAGGCCGTCGCGAAGGTGTCGAATGTGTGGGCCAGCCTGCCGGGCGCGGGATACGGGCAGCACGAGAATGACATCGGTCGGTTGCTCGCGGCGTATCAGGCGGCCGGCGGGGAGGTGGTTGTATGACGATCCTCGATCCCCGCGTGTGGTTGGCTTTCATTGCGGCACTCGCGATTGCGGCTGGCGGGTGCTACTTCAAGGGGCACGCCGACGGCGTGCGTACGACGGTCGCCGCCGCGCAGAAGGCGCAGTTCGACGCCGTCGCGGCCGCCCGCGCGGAAGAACAACGCCGCACCGCGGCACAATCGGAGATTGCAGACAATGCGAACCAACAACGCACGGCCGCGCTCGCGGATGCTTTTGTTGCTCGTGCTGCCGCTGGCAGCTTGCAGCAACGCGTCGATCAACTCGTCGCAGCCGCCCGCAATTCCACCGCTACCGCCGGAAGCCCGGCAGCCGGCGGCGCCCTCGATCTGCTTGCCGACGTGCTCGGCCGCGCTGACCAGCGCGCGGGTGAACTGGCAGAGTACGCTGACCGGGCCCGTATCGCCGGCCAGCAGTGCGAGCGTGACTACGACGCGTTGACTAGATAGCGCAGCGTAAGCCGCTTTCTGAATCATCCAGAAAGTTCTAAACGGTAGGTGGCATAGCAGAAAATAGTTGGTAGCGGTTTTCTCGTTAGCCCGGTAACGTTTCGGCCATCGTTCTTAGCATCGTCGCAATTTCATTCAATGAAAATGCGTTGTTTGGGTGTTCTAGTGTAAAACCCAAATACTTTTCGTTTGCATTGCTGGTTGCTCCGCGAGCCTTCATTTCTACATAAAGGAGGACTACGTTTGCAGCGTAGTTTCTCTTATACTTATCGAGGACGTCCTGCGCCCTTTCGATGGTTTTTATCGTTTCCATCTGGGACGACTGACTGGGGTTTTCGGATGCTAGCCGCTCAGCCATTTTTCCCGGTCCTGTCGTCCTAAGAAATTCCTTTCCCAAATCATTGACGCGATCTGCCGTGGTCATTGCTACCGATTTTAATTCTTTGTTGCTAAGTAGTTGGTATTTGGTTGGCTTTTGGGCGTCGATCCCAAGGCTCACTCTATATTGATTGACTGAATCTTGAAGTTTGGCGATCGTTTCGTCGCGCGACTTTATGCGTTCGGAAACTATAAAATACGTAGCAGAAAACCCGGCGGCGCAGCCTGCTACAAAGCAGAGTGCGGCAATTTTGGGATTTTGAATGATTAGATCCCAATTATCTTTTAAGAAATTAATCGGTTCCATAATTTTGAATAATCGGCTTGCTAGTTGGTCTCACCCGTTAGCCCGGCGCAGCGTTCAGGCTGCAGCACTCATTGTGTTACAAATGGGGATGATAGGCGCTTCCCGCCCTTCCGCACAGGTGCCGACGAACTCGGCCCACTTTTCGAGTGCCGCGCGCCGCTCGGGGATTTCCTGCCGCACGTCGTATATCCCTTCCATCCCCCGCAGCTTGTGGTTCAGGGCGATCTCGGTGATCTCTTTCGGGATACCCATGTTCATCATGTGGCCCTTGGCGGTACTGCGCGTGTCGTGCGGCGTGAAGCGCCGAGCCTCAAGATCGCCGCGCAGGAACGCTCGGTCGATGGCCGCCCACAGCGTCGTGTTGCCGACGTGGGTGTCGCCGAGGCGGTTGATGCGTTGCTGACCGCGCGCCGGCAAAAGCCACGGCGAATCGCCGGACAACGCGAGCAGTTCCTCAAACCATGAGGCGACGAGCGGCACGAGCGGCACGAGGAAACCGTTTCGCGTCTTGACCGTCTCGTCCGCAACAAACCAGACGCCGCGCTGCAGGTCGATGAGCTCCTTGCGGGCCTTGACGAGCTCATTCGTGCGCACGCACGTCGCGAGCAGGATGCGCAGCATCAGGCCGTTCTTGCGTCCGATCGTGTCATCGATACCTGGTAGGATCTTCGCCAGTTCCTCGACGGTGAGCATGACGCGCGGGCGCACCTTCGGCCGAGCACCCATGATCGCGGTCAGCTTGACGCCGGCGCACGGGTTCGCGGCGATGATCTTGCGGCCGCACGCGTGATCAAACACCTGCGTCATGGTGGTGAGGATTCGCTTCGACATCGTCCACCCGCGGCCGGCATCCTCGACCGCCTGTACGATCTCGGCCGGCGTCACGCGACGCACCTCCAGCGAACCGAGCTTCGGCCCGACGACGTTATCGAGATCCCACGTGCGGTAGTAGATCGTGCTGGCGGACAGCGGTTTCTCGATGTCCTGCGCGAACCGCTTCGCGCGGAAGTCGGTCACCAGGTCGTTGACCGTCCACGCGGCGGCCGAGGCTGCGCGCTCGGTCTTCTTCGCGGCAGCCGGATCGGCGCCGTTGTCGATCGCGACGCGGTGCGCGCGAGCGGCTTTACGCGCGGCCGCGAGCGACAGGTCGGGGTAGTTGCCGAGGGTCAGCTCGCGACGACGCCCGCCGGCCAGCCGGTAGCGCAGGATCCACGCCGCAGTGCCGCCGGCGGAAAGGGTGAAGGTGAGCCCATCGCCATCGGATTTCGCGACCGGTTTCCCGGCCGAGATCCAGCGCCGCAGCTGCAGGTCGTCGAGCACATTCGTTTGCCTAGCCATATCGTTCCTCGTGGGTAGTCGGGCGATATTGCCGAGGGATTAGCTACCCGTCTAGCTACCCAAATTTTCTTAGCCACCCTTCGATTTTGTTAGACGTAGTTTGGCTAAAGCCCTTGATGGGATTAGGGTTTCGGGCGATTGGGTGGTCGCTTTTAGACAGGCTTAGACGTGAATGAAAATCGCAGGTGGCGATTTTCATGAACGGGAGTGTGCGTGCGGCGTGAATGCGAAGGCCGCCATCTTACCGCGAGCACGCGGCGCGAACGCGCCTGTCGTACGGGGCGAGGGCAGTGCCTCGCACCGCTGTCACGGTGGACGGAGAAGAAATTGTGACAAAAGTGTTGACGTGAGTACTCCCTCACCCTATAATTTATTTCTCTGACGCGGGGTGGAGCAGTCTGGCAGCTCGTCGGGCTCATAACCCGAAGGTCGTAGGTTCAAATCC